TTATCCCTGCCCGCCTCCGAATTTCAGTTTATTGACGCTTTGACGCAGGTGCTCTGTTTTCACCTTCGCATAGCGTTCCGTGGTCTTCATATCGCTATGACCAAGAAGGTCCTTGATACGCTTCAAATCGGTATCGGCCATGGCAAGATAACTCGCAAAGGTATGTCTTAGATCATGCAGCCTCGCATCCACATGCGCCGATTTGGCCAGCTCCACAAACATGGTAGTGTAGGTGTCGGCAGATCTCCAGCGCGGGAATAACGGGCCGATATCGCCCCTAATAAATTGCCGCAGCATCGGCCGCAGATCCTCATGTATGGGCACCGTCCGGCCCCGCTTACTCTTAGTTTTGCGCACAATTATGAGGTTATTTTCCAGATCGATATCCGTGACCTGCAGCCGCGCCACTTCAGCCCTGCGCAGGCCGGTGTAGAGGAAGAAATTTATTACGACCCGGTAATCAGGATCTTCGATTTTCCCCAGCAGGGCCTTGATTTCGGACATAGACAAATACCTGGGCACCTCGTCATCGGTGCGGAACGTGAGGTTCCATTTTTCGCCGCGCCGCTTCAGAAAAGGGTTTTTGTCGATATAGCCCTTATCGAGCGCATAGCCGAACGCTGTGAGCATAGGCCGAAGCAGGGTATTTATATACTCCCGGGTCAGCCCTTTACTTAGCAGCTCTGTCTTGTATGTGTCAATGGTCTCACGTTTTACAGAGCGCGCCAAAAGATCGCCATTGTACTCAATAAACTTTTTAAATGCCAGGTCATCGTTTTTGATGGTGCCGCTCGAAACATCCGAAATAGCCCGATGCCGCAGGTATTCAGCATGCAGCTCGGATATTTTGATGCGCGCCACCTTGCCGAGTTCATACACCTGCGCCTTGCGCTCGACCTGCTCTTCCATTTCGAGGAGTTTTACAGCGCAAACGAGATCCTTGGTTTTCAGACTCTTCTGCCGCTGTCGGTCGAAATAAATGTAATAATACCCATTGCCCCGCCGCTTTAGTTGCATAACACCCTCCTTTTTTTGGCGAGGAAAATATTCATGTCGTCCCGGCGGGCGTTGAAATAATCATCAATGCTCTGCCGGTCGACAGTCCACTCGCCCCGCTTATCTGCATATATTTTACCCGATGCGATAAGCTTTTTGAGGGTGTTAATAGATTTACGGCTGTACTCGCAGGCCTCGGCCATGGTCAGCCACCTGGCAGTGCAGAGTACATCAATGGGCCTTATTTCTTTTGCGACTTTCATTTTCCCGATCAAAACCCCTTGCCATGTTTATGCGGCCGGGCCTGATTTTTCTCCATTTTTGCCGTCAGCGCGGCGATAAACTGTTCAGTCCAGCCGTTGCCGCCAATATAGCTGGCCAGGCGGATCTGGATATCCGCAAGCTCTTCCAGCAGGGCGGGCATATTGCGCACAGCGCCATTGTCGTAAATATGCGTCGACATGCGGCGGTAATATTCCAGGTCGTTAGCCCATACGAGCAGCTTGCAAATCAGCAGGCTAATACGCTCATCCCGCGGCAACGTCAGGTTTTCCAGGGCCTCGGCCACTTCGGTGGCAATAAGCGCAATTTGCAAATTGTGCTGAGAGGTATTAAAACCCTTAGCCTTCGTCCGCTCGCCGCATGTCCTGCAGAAATCTAATAAATTAATGTCAGGCATGCTTTGCTCCTGCCTCGAAATGAAAACTGTATGGGTTTGCGTACCGCCGCTTACCGGCGGATTTACGCCCGCCCTCCTTGCCGCTAATAGCAGCCTGTTCGCGTCGGCTGCGCTTCGCGCGTTTGAAGTCAGGGAACTGCTGCGCAAAAACTTTGCCCTGGGGGCACGAGAGACAGTTGTAATATTCCGGGGACTCGTATCTCTGCCCCTTGCAGGCGCGCCAATTGCGGCCCTTGTTGGCGATAGCTGCAGCCGTCTGCTGCCTGCTGAGACAGCAACGGATTGACAGCCCTTCGCAGCCGTGAGGGCCGCAGGTGAAAGTTGTATCGAGGGTTGCGCTAGAACGGCTCAAGGTTTGTATCCTCACTTGGTATGTCATTATATGCGCCTGACGCGCCGGAGGCCCCCGCGCCGCTCTCCTTCTTTGAGAGGAAACGCACAGTGTTCGCTATAACCTCCATCTTGCTCTTCTTCTGGCCTTCATATTCCCAGCGTCTCTCCCGCAGCCTGCCCTCCACAAGCACAGACCTGCCCTTGCTGAGATACTGGCCGCAGGCCTCGGCCTGCTTGCCGAAGACCACGCAGTCGATAAAGAGGACCTCGTCCTTCATCTCGTCCGCCTGTTTGAATTTCGAGTTGACGGCGATAGGCACGGTGACAACCGGTGTCCCGCCGGGCGTATATCTTACCTCCGGGTCTTTGGTGAGGTTGCCTATTAAAATTATGCGGTTAAACACAGCCCCTCCTTTACAGGGCAGAAAATAAGCGTGTAAAGATAAATGCCTTTCCGGCCGTCCACGGCCGCGCAGGCGATAAGGCAGCCGTTACGTCTCAGCTCGCTCACTATGCTGTTCACCGCGCATACATCAGCCATGCGCGCAAGCTCCCGGGTCGTTTTTGGCCCTTCCTGCAGCAGCGTCAAAACGCGCTGCAACCGGGGGCTGTTATCCAGCAGCGCGGCATGAGACTGCCCCGTGCGCATGGCTATTTACCGCCCAGGGTATGACGCATGCCCTGGTCTCCCGCGCCCGCGACCGTAAACGGCGAAGGCTTGTTCCATTTCGTGTACTCAGGGTACTTGGGCAACACGCCTTTTCGGGCGTCCATGTAGCCGTTCACGTATGCGTTTTCTACCGCCTGCTCGGCGTTCACCCGCGTAGTTGCGAGATCCACCGCCACCCCCGACAGCATTATGAGACCGATCAGCAGTACCACCAACAGCGCATTTTTCATAGATGCCTCCTGGGCCGCAGCGGGCCGCGAGATATGGGAGGACGCGCGCTCCGGCGCAGTATATGCGACCGGAGCCGACGGGGCAACTGCAGGCCCGTCGTTGCGCGTCTGTGCGCCGCGTGGGAGGGCGGGCGCGCCTGAAGGGAGGATCACCATGGCAGTAGTGTCTTCAGGGCCGACCGTCCTATTGCGGCGGCGCTTATCTTTGCGATTCGTCACTTCAGGCCTGCCGCCTGCTCGGCATCCTTGACTATGGTCAGGATCGCCCGTATGGCAGACATGCCGTCGGCGCGTATATCGCGCGCCTCATGGGGCTCAATCTTTTGGTCCGCAATGGCCTTGCTGGCCGTCTGCGCCAAGGCGCCGAAACGCTCAATACTTTTAACGAGATCATCAGTAATCACATCGCTTGCAGTGATAGTGGGCATCGGGATGGCCAGCAAACCAAGCTGTTCGCAGAGGTAATATATAGGGTTAAGCGCGCCGGGGCTTTTCAGCTCCAGGGCCTTGCGAACTATGGTCTCAATGCGATCTAGCGGGTTGTATGCGCCGCTGTCCGTAAAATCGCCCGTTGGTTCCTGCCATTTATGCAGCGTCGGCGTGGCTAAATGCAACTCCTTCGCAAATTCTACGGTTTTGCCATTTATGGCTGCCTGCAAGGCCTCACACGATCGCATTATAGTCCTCCATCATTAATATAATTGTGTAAATTATTGCTAACGGCCATAATTGATTATGGCCACGGAAAACCTTATAATTAATGTAGTAATAGAGCATGACGGCGCCCGGAGCCTTTGGGAGGTTTGGACGCCGCCATGCGGTATTGTTGGGGGCCGTTGGCGACGGTATCGCTGCGCCCATTTGGCGCGCGATGACACCCCAACAAAACAGGAGCAGGGCTGACGCATATGTAGTACATATGGGGATGCGTGCAAGGTAAAAACTCATGTGCAGTGTAGTCGCCATGCCTAAAGATAGCACGGAAAACCGTACAAAGTCAAGAGGGCTATGCAAAATATCGTGCAAACACGTCTTAAAGAGTTAGTTAGCAATTCTCCCTTAAATCTCAGGGAGATATCGGAACTATGTGATATAAAATACAGGACATTCCAAGATTATTTGGCAGGCAAAAGCATGCCGGGCGGTGAAAATATTTTTAAAATAGCCACGTTTTTCTGCGTATCAAGCGATTACCTGTTAGGAATAGATGAGCCTACAGCGAGCATGGTCTGCGAAGAAAAAACATATTATAATCGTCAAATTCCGCCCCCGGGCGGTAATATTTATAAGGCGCCTATTATAAACAGGTGGCCATATAAAGAGGGGGAGGAAGTCAGCTACATGTATTTGCCTGAGGACGAGGAATTGCAGGGAGCTCTGGTTTTTATCGCAGCGGATAACAGCCGGAACCCGCCCATATCCGTCGCAGATATGGTCTTTTTCCGCACCGACGCGCAGCCCGAAAGCGGCTCGTATGTAGCCGTAACCGACCGCCACGGGGCTTTATTCGCCCGTCGCTATGTAAAAACCAAAGAGGGCGCCGAGCTGCTCTACGACGCCATGGGGCGCAGCATGGAACTAACGGAGGAGTGTATATTTAAAGTTGTAGGTAAAATAGTAGATTGCAGGCGTAAGGTAGTTTTAGACTGATATAAATCCTGCGCAAAGCCAAACTGGGGAGGGGGGGCTTTGCGGAGGGCTTATATATAAGGACAAGCCGGGCGGCTATATGCTATAATTGCGCATGTCCGGCGATTTTGAGAAGTTGAAACAAGAGGCCCTCAGGGCCGTCGATGAAACGCCAAAACGGCCGCCCGCAGAGCCTGAACCAGAGCCCGCGCCCGCTGCGCCGGCGCTGACCGGCAAGATGAAAAACTGTCCTGATTGCCGCATGGCAGTCTCCAAAAACGCAGACATGTGCCCGCACTGCGGGCTGGCATTCAACAAAACCACATCAGGCGACATATTCTTCAGGGCGATATCTCTGGGCGCCTGCGCTGGGCTGTTATATGCGCTGTTCGCGCCCGTGGATCTCCGTTTCGCATTGCATTTCATGCAGCAGGGCCACACAGCGTCAGAGATCCGCGACTTGCTCTTCGTTACAAATTTCATCACTGCCGGCGGCCTCGTCGGCATTATCGCGTTTATAGTCCAGCTGGCGTTCAGGCGGTGATTTACCCGCTCTTCCTCAGCGCCACTACCTGCGTATAAGACCGCCCGTTCAGGAGCGTCAACGGCTCCGACGTCGGCCCCCAGGCCACAACCCGCTGCGTCGAATCTGTTGTGAGCAACACCCAGTAATTCACCTCGGGCCAGTCCCCGCCCGATGCCGTGAATACCGCGCCCTTACTCACGGCGCGATAGTGCCCGTCTGAGAGCTCCACGGTCGACCAGTCGGTTGTATTGCGCCCTAGGGCAACCCTTGCATAGCCGTTACCTGAGGGCTCGCCGACCAAGTCCAGCGGCGCATCGGTGTTGGACGGCTCAGAGCTAACAAGAGCAACCTCATACCCGGCAGGGAGATCCCCGCCGCGGAAAAAAGAATGGAGCTGATCGTATTCATACTGCAAAAAAACGCCTGCTGACATATATACCTCCCTAGTAAATAGTCACTTCAGATAGTGTTGTCACAGTCGCTTCGGCCGTGGACTCTCCAGGCGCAAGCGTTACCGTGCCCCAGGACTCCACGAGGGTCCCATCCTCGGCTGTCGACTCTCCTGTTTTGTCCGTCTCCGCATAGCCGCCAGGAGCGTCTGCATCGATGGCGGTAATGCCGCCGCCTGCAGCCTCTACCCCTCCCCACCAATCCCGGCCGGTCAGCTCAACAACGTCAACCTCGGGGCGGCTGAACTTCTCGGTGTAGAAGAGACGGCCGTCGTAGATCTCGTTCGAGATTCTGAACGTGTCGCCGATCCGCAGGGCAAAATATTGCCACAGCATGCGCCCGACCACGGACAGAGGGACATACTGAGTCTCGATAACTATATGCGCGAGCACATGCGCGACCATGGCTGCCGTGCGTATGAGCTCGAAATTAACATCCTTGTGCTGTGTCCCATATCGCGCAATAGAGTCGGCCGTGCCGGCCGCGTCCACAGAATCCGTCCAGTCGGTCTCCGAGCCCTGCTTGCTATAATTCCGCCCGAAATAGCTCGTGTAATCGTTATATACATCAGTTATACTGCCCTCCGTAAATTCAAACTGCGCGGCCGCGCCGTACAGGTCCGCGCTTGATATCGTCTTCGACGACGCGGGGATGTAATCATTTATATAGTCCAGCCGCCATTTGCCGTTTACATAGCGAAGGTTCGACCGGCACTCATACGCCATCAGCTTTCCAAAATCCGATGGTTTTATCTCGTCGCGGATCGAAAAGGCAAACGCATAGCCGCCCGTGATGGCGGAGGCGTATTTCGCCCCGGCGGCCGCGAAAGAATCAGCGTTGATCTCCTCTGCGGCATGGCCGACAATAACGCGCAGGAAATGTTTTATTGCATAGTCGGGCCGCTCGATCACAGCCCCTACTGTGCCATACGCCGCGTCGGGCGAGGCATAGCCGTTACAGAGCGCGTGGAAACGGTCAACAACCCACGTGTCCACCAGGGCAATCTCCCCGGTTAGTTTAACGCCTGCCGCCGGTGATGAGCTGATTGTCGAGGTCGAATATTCATACCAAATCTCGTAGATTGCACATGCGCCAGAGCTGTATGTATCGGAACCGTCCCGGAATGTTACCGTTATCGAGGTCGGACAAGAGGAGCAGGCGAATTTTTTAGTTCCATCACCCGCGCCCAGGGACACGGTTGTCCCGCCGCCGCTCATAGTGACAGAGCCGTTCGTTCCCGCAAGCGTGGCGGAATAGGTTATGCACATGTAATAGCCGCCCGAACCCTGAGAAGGGAACGACACGCGGAACGTCCCGCTCGGGTCTGTGCCTACAGTGCCGTTACTCTCAATGCTGCAGGCTTCTCCGTACCCCTGATCTCTCATCCGGGAAGGATCGCCTACTACCGTAGACCATGCCCCGGCCGAAGCCGACGCCGACGAGCCGTACACTGCAGTAGCGCTGCCCGAGGCTAAATGGTTATGGCTGCCCTGATCCAGCCCGAGTGTGTCCACCAGCCCGCTGTCGATCCCGATCTGTTTCGTGGCCCTGAGTAGCGTTTTACCGCCCGTGTAGACGGCTGAAATGCCGCTCAGGCATTTAACCAGCTCGCCCGAAATCTCCGCGTAGATCGCGGAAACGCTATGCAGTGCATGGCAGGCAAGCAGGCTATCGTAGTAGGTCTGTTTCGTCCATATGGTCGCGCCTGCCTGGTGGCTCGTCGCTGTCGTGCTGTTGTAGCCGCGCGTTACGCCCGTCAGGTTGCCGTTTCCATCAACGCCGGTGTGGTATATCTCCTCGCTATCGATTATTACCACGCCTGCGGCCGCAAAGCGCGCATGCTCAGACAGCATTATGCCAAGAGAAATTTTAGAGCTGTCCGGCAACGTGACCGTTGTCGGAGCCTTGGTCGAATCACTTATATTGTATGCCAGCGTAGTCCTCGGCCCCCAGGCCACGCGCAGGGCAGGGGCCTTGATGTTCCTGCCGTAAATGACAGGCTCTACAGAGCCGATATCTTCAAACGCGTTCGGCCACGTGGTCTTATTGATTTTCGCCTGTTCCCAGGCGCGATCTTTGTACGCGGGCATGGAGCTAACCGGGGCCTCAAACGTCTGCAGCGTGATATTTTCGAGCTGGTCAATCGCCCCCCGGAACACCTGCTCAGTGTTCAGCAGGTTGCCGTCGGCGTCAAAATAGGCGTTACTGATCACCACATCCGCATTTGCAAACGGATACACGGTGTTTAGCTCACTCAGTCGCGTGTATGCGCCCCAGCGGTCGTTGAGGAAAATAATGGTAATGTCCGCGTTCAGGCAGGCCGAATCGGCGCGCTTCGTCTCGTCGGCCATGCGGGTGATATCTTCGATATAAGCCTCGTAAATCTGGCCCGCGACGGTGACATTATGAGTTGAGAAGTGCAGCACAGGCGCGCCTGATTTTTTCGGCGTAATCGTCACCAGCCTTACAGGCCGCAGGGTTTGCGCGTCAAATGCCTGATCAAGCGTAACCGTCGATGAGCCGCTTATTCCGGCCTCTCCGGCCCCGACAATCGCGTCTCCGGGTATTGCTGCGCCGGGTATTGCCCCGCCTGTTATTTCCATGTCTCTTCCTCTCCTATTGCGGGATCATCTGAAACGTCGATCCCACGAGAATGCTTGACGCGCTTGCATTGCTCGCATTTTGCGCGAACTTCACCGCGATTTTGCGGGTCGTGCAAGCGCTCATCTCATCCTCAGTGCAGACGGTGCCGAGGTTAACGGTGATCACGCCCTCAATCCTGATCAGGGCCGCCGTTGTGGCTGTCAGGCCCGTGGCGGATTCAATCGCCGTCGCCCGGCCTTGAGTAATCGATCCGCCCGAATGAATCAGGGTATCGTAGAGCACGCTAGTCACGGTCGCGCTGTTGACTGAGCCGACTGAGACCTTCACCCCGCCCGCGCTGTTGGAGCTCGTATATAAGAGCGCGCTGAACTTATATTTGCGGCCGCTCGTGACGGGCAGGGACAACTGCGTTACCTCTGCGAGCGTCGTGCTCGATGTCGCATCTACCTGCGTTGTGATGGTCACGTAGCCGCCGTCGCTGATCACATTCGGTATTTGCGTCACTGAGAATTGAGAGCCCGGCAGCACGCTGCTCGCCGTGGCGGAGCTTGCGTTTTGCGCGAACTGCACCGTCAGTGTCCCGGCAGCGTTTACGTTGATCGTGCCCGCTATCTCAATGTACGCGGCCGTTACGGCCGTTACGCCTGTAGAGCTCGCAAGGGCAGACGCCCGGCCCTGGGTCACTGATCCGGCATTATATATGAGCGTGTCGTAGACAACAGCCGTTGCCGTGGCCGTGCCGCCGATCGCCACTTTCACGCCGCCCGCCGACGCGGACGTGGTGTATAGCCGCGCCCGGAAAGCATAGCGCGTATTCGCCGATACGCTCAGGGAGAGCCCGGTCACGTCCGCAAGGGTCGTGCTCGATGTCGCATTAAACTGCGTCGTCACCAGCGCGTCCGTGGCCGTGCCGGGGCCGATCACGAGGGTCCCGCTGAAGGTCGGGCTCGCCGTCGGCGCCTTGAGACCCAGCGCGGTAGATGTTGCGCTGGAGACCGGCTTATCAGTGTCGGCCGTATTGTCCACATTACCGAGGCCGACATCGGACTTCGATATATCTACCTGCGCGGCAGGGGTTTTCCGCCACGCGCCATACACGACACTGCCCTGCGCGGGCGTGGGAAGGGAGGCTACAGCCGCCTGCTGGGTCGCGACATTAAAATAAATGTTAGTGCTGGGCGCATATGCGCTTGAATAGCCCTGCCCGTATCGGTTTTGGGGCAGGATGCTGTAATGAGTATTGCCGCTCTTATATTTATAGTAGAGGCGCACATATTTAGCGCCTGTGGACGTGCTGTACACCAGCGCGGCTATGTCCGTGGTCGGGTCAAGGCTCGTTTTCCCGGTCATGTCCAAAGAAACGGACGGTATGGCGGCGTTGAATGCGGCCGAATCCGCGACGGTAGGCATTGTGATCTTGACATTGAGAGTTATGTCCTCCAGGTCCGCAGGCGCGACCGTTGCGGCGGCCGTCAGCTCCTTGAGCTTGATCTCGATGTTTGCCGATTGCCCATATCGATATGTTCCGTCATACGTGAGGTAAATATAGCCTATATATTCCCACTGCCCCGTTTTGTCCGTGGTATTTGCGAGGCTGCGACCATATTCAACGCCATAATTACTGTACGTGCTTGATGCCGCGCTACTGGCCGTTATGCTGTTTCCTGTTAGTCCATACCAAAGATAAGCGGACGTGTTTTTGTATGCGCCCACGGTCGGGTTGACGGTCAGGCTGCCGGTAGCCCAGGTCCAATCGTTTTGCGTCAGGGGCGTGGTTTCTATCGTCGCGGCGGTAGGCTTGGATTTGTAAACATCGATGTACGCATAAGACGCGTCGAAAGACAGTCGCACATATCTCAATACCCAGCCGGGATCGGCGTCGTTGTCGCTGTTGTATGAATGCGAGGTATTCGCTATCACTCCCATGATCTGCGAGGCGTAGTTGGCTGAATTGTAAGCCAGGTTAACCGTTACGGTCGATTCGGTGACGGTGCCGCTTGCGAGGTAGGCTTTGATAATAAACTGCGTCTGCTTGATCGTTGAGCTGATGGGTATGGTCGCAATGCGGTAATAGCCCGCAGCGGCCGCCGTCGTTGTTGTGTAGGTGGTGCGGCTTATGTCGCCTACCGAGCACGTCACGTCCGCGCTCAGCGCATGCCCGCAAACGGTCCTCGTATTCGGCACGGTGCGAACCTCAGTCGCCGCAGCCATGGTCGCAAGGCTGAAGATAGAGATAAGAGCTATTAAAAAGTACCTGATCATATATATACCCCTCCTTATATTGAATCCGCGCCTATGTTGCCGTCGTTGTCTACAGCCACGCGCCACTGAGTGCCGTTCGGAGCGGTCACAATCGGCGTGGCGGCCGACAGCGCAATATATGCCGTCCCTGACCAGCGATACAATACCCCCGTATCGAGAGCTAAATAATATCTATCCGCGTTGCCCGTTGTCGGGAACGCGGCCTTGTTTGCATATTGAATGAGCTGTTTAAGGTCGTCCCATTCGATTTTTTTTATGACGGCTGAAGCCTCGTTCAGATCTGTATATTGAAAGAGGTCGTCCGAGCTGGGATAATCCTTGTACGACGCTTTTTTCGTCAGGGCCGCGGCTGAGTAAATGTTTTCAACCAGGCCACCGCCCAGGGCATCGATAGAACCCTTTACAGGCATTTCGGTCACACCCTTCAGCGAAACCCGCAGCCCCATAGTTTTACCGGCTGCCAGGCTTATGCTGCTGCCCAGCGATCCCCACGCCACCACCGCCCCGGCCGTGGTAAACAACACCCACACCGTCACCGCGCTCCAGGTCGCGGTAGCGGTGAAAAAAATCTCTTTCGATGTCAAGCGCGGATGCCCGTCACTGTCGGGGTTGAGGGTCGGCCAGTCTGTTGTGTTGCGTCCCAGGGCAACGCGGGCATAGCCGTTACCGGACAGCTCGCCTGTGAGGGTTGCCGCCGTGTCGGTGCGTGTAGGAGTACAGTTGAACAGACCAACTTCAAACCCCGAGGGCGCAGAGCCGCCCTGAAGCTCGTGCTCCAGAGCGGCCTTTTCATATGCGTTAAATACACCCACGCAGCCGCGCCCCTACTGGATTTCCTGGACGCTGAAAATAGAATTTACGAGGATTGAAGAAGCTGTGGCATTTGATGTGTACTGTGCGAATTGAACTGTTAGTGTGCCCGAGGTCGCAACTGTTATTGTCCCATTTATTTGTACGAGGTCGTATTGATAATATAAGCCATAGCCCTGCAAGCCCCCACTACCCAACGCAAAATTTAGCGCTGTGAACCATTCAGGGGAAAAGGTTGAGGTGTCTAACATTATGCCTATTAAACTTGTTGAAGTGGCAGTGCCACTTATTGCCACCTTGCCCTTACCGCTTCCCCCGGAATAATATAATTTTGTGTAAAATTCATACGTCTTCCCGGCCTCAACGTCCACAGACAAGCCCGGTATATTCTCCAGCGTCGTACTGGATGTCTTATTGAATTGCGTTGTAACGCGCTTAAGCCCGCCTGTCGTCACCTGCCCGGTTGCGACAATGCGCGGAGCCGTCACTGTGCCGGTAAATGTAGGCGAGGCCACAGGGGCGCGGCTTGTGTCTGTAGGGTGCACATGGTTTGCCCGCGCCCAGTATGCGCTATCCCCGACCGCCCCGGCGCCATTGACGAGCGGCACAGAAGAAGCCGCCTGCGCGTAAACAAACGCTGTAGTTGCGAGCTGCGTGCTGTTCGTCCCGCTCGCCGCCGTCGGGGCCGTAGGGGTCCCCGTAAATGCAGGACTTGCCAGCCCGGCCTTGGCGTCCACCGCGCTGTGTATCTCGGTAAATTTACCGGCGGTCACCACGTTTGCGAAATAAGAGCCCGCGCTCCACGCCTTTGCAGTGGAACTCTCAGCCGCCCGCACAATAGTAAACGTGTCTCCGCTCGTCCATGTCGCGGTCACGTACTCCGCCGTGCTGTCATTCGCGCTGCTTGAATAAGCAGAGGTCCAAATCACAGCCCTGAAACTGCCGCTCTGCGGGAATTTTATCCCCGTGCCGCTTGTGAGAGTAACCGATGTTGCGCTCGACGTGATGCCGCTTGCCAGCGTCGATACCGCGCCGTTTTTCAGCTGCAGCCAGGCATGCGCCGACATGCAGCCCATGAGCAAGAATACTGTAATGACCGCTAAAATCAAACTGCGCTTGAATTTAAGCATACATCCCCCTTTTATGCTAAGCAACAACCTCGATAAAATCGAAGTTATAGTTCATGCCGAATTCGTCTTCTGTCAGCTGCAGTTCCCCGCTCAGGCGGCCGTAAATCCAGATGCCATCATCGTCCCTGAGCCAGAAAGGTTTATACCCTGCATATGCGTCGTAAAACGCGCTTATATTTTCCGCCTGTGTCTCGTCACAACTCACGGTATATGACCTACGCCTCTTTGCCGCGCCCTGTATCAGAAAACGATCCTGCCCGGCCGCCGTGGTTTTGACTGCGACGTTGAATACGGGGTCATAGGCCCCTTTGGGCAGCAGAGGGTTTGTCTCCCACGTGTAGACAGAGCTCAAAAACAATTCCGCGAATTGCGGGATCTTGGCCGGCGAGGTTATCGAAAATCTCCAGTACCGGCGCGTGATCGCCGTCCAGGTCTTTATAATGTCCAGCGCGTCGGCCTGCGTCCATGCGGTTACGGCGTTGGTATACGCGCTGTTATCCGCCGAATAGGCAAGGCTCAGGGCCAAGCCCGAAAGGTTATGCCCGGCCGGGATGAAAAGAGAATCAACGGCGATATTGCCGCTCGCCCCCTGATCTACCTGGACAACCAGCGTCGACGCCGCTGCGGCCGCGAAGATCCGGCCGATGTCGCGGTCATACAGCCGCCATAGCGGGTATGCGGCCTGGGCCGACCCGGTCTGCAGGTATACCGTCGAGGTCTCAAGTATGTTTTTATACGCGAGGCCCACATTCGCCATTATCGCCTCCTCATTTCCTGCCCGAGGGCTGAGCGGTTGTTTTTATACAGCCGCGCCAATTCCCCATCTATCTCGCGCGCAAGCGTAGCGCCGTCCTTATTAGCGCCCTGGACAATTATACCACCCTGCACTACAAATTGTGATCCTGCCGCGCCGGTTGAATTCTGCTCTTTTGTCAGCACCGCCTCGCCGGCGTGCACGTTTACAAGGCCCCCCTTGTAGACGTAAGGCGTGCCAACAGCCAGAGACGGAGCCGCTACCTCTGCGGCCTGGGTCGTAACGGTCACCTGGCCCGAGCTTGAGCCGCCAAGGGCCGCAAGCTGGGCCTTAACATTTGCAATTTGTATGAGTAAATTATTTAACTGCGATTCGGCGGCTGACGTGTCTATATACACTTGCCTGTCGAAATTCACAGCCTTATTGAGCTCTTCAATTTTGGTCTTCAGCCATTCCACCTTTTCGCCCATGGCCTGCGCGCTGCTCTGCATGTCATTTGCAAACCTCTGCCATATGTCAAGGTCCTGCGCGGTTTGGTCCTGCATGCCCCGCGCCTTTTTCGTCAGGTCCTCGAGGGCGGTCTTCATGCGCTCGGCCTCCCAGCCCTCGGAAGAGCTGCCGAACTCGAAAAAGCCCTTAGTGCCCTTGTATTGCGTCATAAACGCCTGGATGTCTTTCATGAGCCCAAGCGTCTGCGCCTGGTCTGTGTAGTTGAAATTTTCCTGCGTCAGGCGGCCCTGAAGGGCCTTGTAGTCTATCGCCTTCTGCTCTTCCGCCGTAACTGCCTTTTTGCCCCAGGTTGAGAGGAATTTTTCGGCAGACTGTATGCCCTCTGTCAGCTGCTGTTGTTTATCTTTCAGCTCGTCTACTTTTTTTATTGCGTTGTCGTAGGCGTCGGTAAAAACTTTTTGCCATTCAGTCGCGGCCTTTTCCTGTTCGCCGTAGCTGTTTTTTATGCCCTCTGCGGTTTTCTTCGCCGCCTCCATATAGCCCTTTATTTCGTCAGTGGCCTTGGCCTCAAGCTCTATCTGTTTTTTATTTATCTCCGCGCGTTTCTGGGCTATATCTTTTTCAACCTCAAACGCCGCTTTCTGCTTTTCGCTGTCTTCTTTGTAAGCGTCCTTTATTTTGTCCCATGCGGCCTGTCTGGCCGCTATCTCTTTTTCGAGGGTGTCAATAGACGTCTGCAAAGCCTCTACCTCGAGAGCCTGCTTCTCACTATAATATTGCTCTTCCGTCTTCAGTCCGAGATCTCGCATAACGCCCAGGGCCGATTCACGCGCCTTTACCTCTGCGTTATACAGATCGAGCGATTCTTTCAAATATTGTTGCTGCAACTGCAACATCTGGTCATTTGTAGCTTTTTTGTCGTCCAGCGCTTTTTTATCGGTTTGGTCCTGGGCCTGCTGTTTTGCCAGGTCCGCGCGCTGCTGTTCTTTTTGTTTTTTTTCGGCCTTATCGGCGTCGAGTAATTTCTGATATTCTTCTTTCCGCTGTTTCAGGGTCTGCCGCGCCTGGTCGGAATACGCCGCGCTTGGATCATTGAACACGAGGTTGGTCGGGATAAACCCAGCCATGCCGGACATCTGCCACGACATGCGTTTTGCCGCGAGTTCGCCCTGATCGTCAAGCATTTCGTTTATCTTGCGTATTTCATTGCGCAACTTTGAGGCGTCGCTTTTGCTGAAACGGTCTATCAGATCCTGCAGCGGCCCTGCCACCAGCGCGCCTATAGACAGCTTCAGCCCCTCCACGGCATAACCGAGGTCTTTTATGCTGTCAGACATTTCATCCGCGGCCTTGGCGCCTTCTGTGGTAAACGACAGTCCCAGCTCTTCGGCGCGCTTCATCAGGTTCCTTATGCCTTCGCTGCCCTCATTCAGCAAGGGGATAAGGGCCGTGCCGCCTTTGCCGAAAAGCGATTTAACGAGGTCTACCTTTACGGCTCCGTCGCTTAAATTCTCCATGGCGTCGGCCACTTCAAGTAACAGGTTAAAGGTGCTTTTTAAATTTCCCTCACTGTCCTTTACACTTATGCCGAGCTTTTTAAACGCCTTGGCCTCGTCGCTTCCGCTGTTGGCCATGGCCGCGGCGATCTTCTGGCTGAATTTGCCGACCGATTTTTCGAGCGTCTCCATGTCTGTTTCAGACTGCGTTACGGCATAGCGAAGTAAAGAGAGATCCTCAACCGAAATGCCGGTTTTCTGCGACATGGCGTTAAGCTGCTCGCCGACCTCCATCCATTTTTTCAGGCTGGTATAGGCCAGGCCGATGGCGCTGGTGACTGCGCCGACGGTCGCGCTTATACCGAGCAGAGCGGGGTTTATTTTTGTGATATTGCCGAGTATGCCCTCTATGCTGCCGCCGGCAGAGTTTGAGAGCGACATGAAGGAATTTTTCAGCTCCGCAAACGCGGCCTGGGTTTTGTTGTACGCCTCAATGTTTATGCGGACTGTATTGTCATTGCCCATTTAGCTCTCCGCCTCTTCAGCCTTTCTGCGGGCCGCCAGCCGCGCTTTTATCTTTTTTGCCTTCGCTAACGTGCTCTTTACAGTTGCGGCCTGAGCTTCCTTCTTTTCGCTTTCGCTCATACCGCATATTGCCATGCGCAGGGCTATTATAGATTCCCGCGCCGTTATCTCCCTGCGCAATATGCGGGCATACTGCATTGCCTGCCTGATCGTCGCGCCCCAGAGTATCTGCCGCCGCTTCGTAATGTCGCCCTGGGCCAGCAGAGCGACCAGCTCCTCTATATTGTCCCCTGCGCTTCCCTTGCCTGTCCGATCAGCGCTGTCACCCGCCCGAGCATTTCCGTCATTTTTTCTAACAAAGAATGCGTCGGGTTGCAGGCGAAAAAATCCGTCACCACCTTTTGCGTTGTCTCGACGTCGGCCGTCCACTGCAGCGTTTTCGCCAGGGCCTCCAGTGCGGCCGGATCCGCCTTATGCTCCACGGCCCCGCCCTCGGGCACCAATGCGATTGCCATCGCGTTGTGTATATCGCCGCCGAATGCGGCGATAATGCCCGGCAGATCAAACGTCGCCGGCATGCGCAGAGTCATAAGCAACGCCTGCATCAGAGCCCACTGCCCGAGCACGAGCGGGGCCTGTGTGTATTTTTTGCCGCCTATAATGTATGTGTATTGAGTGTCCATAAACCCCTTTATAGCGGGAGGGCAGGGCGCCCCGCCCTCCCGGCCCGTGTTAGCTGGTCAGTACAGTCGCGTCAGTACATTTAAGGGTTATCTGCAGCGCGCTGCCGGCAGCGCCGTCGGCATAGTAGCCCTTGAACGGCCCCTCGTAAATAATGCCCTCGTCGCTCTCGATAACCGGCGTAGACTCGTCAAATACTATTTCCTGCATAAGGAAATTCAGCGACTCGTTTCCTGCAGTGCCCACGCCGGTGCCGTTCTGGTAGGTGAGGCTGAAAGAGCTTTCTTGGAACTTCAGGGCCTTCATGAAAAGATCCATGGTTTCAAAGAGCACGTTTATCGTGCCCTCAATCACCGCGCTGCCCGGAGAGACATTGCGCGCGATGCCCTTGCCGCCCAGTACCTGCCGCGCTGTAAGAGTGCGCTTCATGGAAAAACTCGCATCGGTTACTATTGCGATATCGCTGCCGCCTTCCTGGATGCTTGCGATAGAAAAACCGTCAAAACTGTCATGCCCCGGATCGGTCAGGGATGCGTCAATAGGTTTGCTGTTCAGCGTCCCATCCACTGCGGCCGCGCCGGTGGAGGTGTCTGTAATGGCCTCCGCGTCCTGAAAAGCTCCGCTTATGTCTGTGAGCAGCAATATGCCGACCGTGCCGCCGTCGTAGTCGTAAACAACCCGGCCCTTTGCGCCCGACGTGCCGCCGGTTACCACAAGCCCGGCGGTGAACGTGCCTGTCTGTGATTTATAATTCAGCGTCGCCACCTGGGCGAGGCCGGTAACGTCAAAATCAACGTCCTGCTCGCCCTCGTCCTTCGCCTTCAGGGAAAACCCCCCGAACATGCAACCTAAAAAGGTGAAATATGCGTTTATGTCGGGAAATCCCTTTTCCATTGTGTACGTCGGCAGGGAGGCCTTCAGCTTCATTAAGTGCTGATAATACCCCGAGCCGAGTGAGCTGGTGGTTACATCGCCCATGCAGCCTGCCAGGAGAGGCCCGCTCTGCCAGCCCAGCGGCTGCGGGATCGTGCCGCCTGCCTTTGAGGCGCCTCTGGTGGGCTTGCGGGGGTTCACGCCCAGGCCCAGCAGGCCGCTCTGGTTTGTGCCTCTCTCACCCTTCAGCGACTCTCCGCCCCTCAGGCCGATGCGGCGAAAGGCGGTCGGAGCAGTCGGGAACCTCAGCCCCGTTGCATTTTGCTGCATTGCTATGTATGCGTTACTGCCCATGGCCTGCGACATAATTTATCCTCCTGTTTATTGCTCACTCAGGTCCGCGCTATGCAGTCCTGTTGTTATTGCCGCCACTTTGGTGTGCGGTAGTAAATAGTAAAATTCATTACCACGCCCGCGATAATGCGCCCTTCAAACATAGCATTCATCGTGTCGGCCGGCTGCCCGGTGCGGTCTGCGTTGTTGCTCCATTTGGGGTCCGTGCCTATAGCCTGCAAAATATCCTGTATGTAAATCCTCGCGTTGTCTGCAGGGATTTCTCCCTCCGCCGCGACGATATGTATTTCCATGTTCAGAGCCCAGTTGAACTGCCCGATCACGCGCTGCTCGCCCTCGGTGGGAACGCATGACACGTCCATTATGTTCACGCCCAGGGCCGTGCCGTGCGGCCACTTCGTTGTTTTCCATACTTCCACATGCTCGCCCAGATTGCTGCCGTATCCGGCCGCCGTCGTTATGCCTTGCAGCCGGGCTTTTACCAAATCCACTATTGTGTCTCTTATCGACATTTGTTCCCTCATTTTAAGCAGGGCCGCCGCAGGGCGGCCCCGCAGGGTTAGCTTATTTCCACTCTGTGACCTTGGCCTTGGCCGCTTCAACGGCCGTAAGCAGCGCGGCCTTGTCGTCTGCCGACAGATCCTTCGACTTTTCGACTATTTCGGTTATACCCGTATAGAGCTGGGCCACCGCTTTTGTGAGCGGCTCGATGAGCGCGATAAGGGACGCTATGGTTGCAAGTGTCATGCCTTCACCTCCACCCCGAGGGCCGCCACGAATTTCAGCAGGTCGGCCGTAAGCGTAGAGAGGCTCGCAATAGCCTCCTCATACGCGGCCAGGCTGGTCTTTTTCGCGGCCGCGTCTTCGGCGTTGATGTATACCTCAAGCGCGGATCCTACAGCGATATACCCGGCTCTGACCTTGTTGTACTCGACGCCGAATTTTGCGCAGTTTTCTGCGGTGATGGTCCCGGCCGCGCAGGCCGAGGCCACGGCCTGGTGGGCCGCCTCAATAGTTGTGCCCGACACCTGATAGGCCGTAACCATGTTTTTCCCGGCCGACGCGCAACCGAGCGCGGTGACAGACAGACAGGCTAAAGCTACAACCAGCAATAGCAATCTCTTTTCCATGTAACCTCCTTACAGTAATTTGCGTTACGTTTTGTTTGTGAAATAACCGAATGCGGCTATTAAAACAGCGGATATAACCGATGTCGCTTCAGTCGATACCTGGATATCGAAGACGCCTACTACGGCCACACACGCCGCCACGACCGCGCTGATCGCAGTCGTGAGATTGTCTTTATTGATTGTCACTCTTCCCCTCCTTTCCAAAATCAACCCCCTGGTTGATAATACGCAGCGTAAACCCCCGCTCCTTCATGTGCGCGTGAAATTCCCGCATCGCCATGCGGCTGCTCGTAACCATGCGCTGTTCGAGGTCCACAACATCCTTGCCGAGCAGTATGCAGCCCTCCACATCGCTCTTCCAGCCGCGCTCTTTGTCTCCGCAGTAGTTGCCGCTGTGGATCTGTATGAGCTGCCGGCCGGGCACGTCCAGCACGTGATAGCACATGCCGTGCTTGGGAGACCGTCCCCACCATACCCGGTACTCGCCCTCGGGTACGCAGCTCTTGCCCTTTGCGTTGTTCCGCCACGGCAGCTCGCCGGTGATCCACGATTTGCCGTCCACCGACAGCACACCGAAAGTGCCGGTGTCTCCCGAGGTCAGCCGCTTCAGCTCGGCGATAATCATTATTTCTTACCTCCCACCAGTTGCGTTAATATTTTGGCCTTTTGCCCCTGGGGCACGGTTTCGTTGTACTCTATAAGGACGGCAACGGCGGCTCTCAGAGTATTCACAGCCTCGCAGTCAACGCAATTGCGAGAGGTCAGCTTTGTAAAAATCTTGACCGACAGAAACGTCACGCCCGAACTGATAAACACAGTGATAATAGTCGTTACGATGCCGTCCATCGATACCTCCCCTTAGTCTGTAGACAACAACAGCGTCACCATCCCGGTCCCGTCCGGCATGGGATCCACCACGCTGTAGGTGGTCCCTGCGATGCTCAGGCTATCGCCCTGGACTACTCCGGCCACATCTGCCACCGGGCAGGTAAGGGCAGGGTGGCGGCTCTCAACCTCAAGCCCGTCCTCTACCGTTGCCACCGCGTAGGCGTTGTCGAAAATGCCCGTAACGGTAGCGGTAGAGGCCACGCCCCCCAGGGTGGAGAACGTGGCCGTCACGCCGAAGTCGCGGCAAAAAACTGGAAGGTCCTCTTTCATTACGCCACCTGCAGCCTGCCCACGATGCAGCAGGCCGCGGCCCCTGTGCTGCTGCCGCCTGCGACTGTCGATACAGCGCGTATATAAGGCCCTGCGCCGTCGATTTTGACGGGAATGGTCTGGAAAGAGGCCGCGTTGCCCACGGCCGTAAACGCCGCGCCCGAGAGGTCGCTGAAATTAAACTGCATTACATACGCTTCGAGGTCCAGCGTCGCGGTTGCCGACCAGGCAGAGTCGTATGTCGCTGAGTTGCCGCCCGAGCTGACAGTCGCAGCGCGCCATAAGATCTGATTGTCTCCTGATGCGTCATAATCGCCCTGCAACACGATGTGATATTTAGCGTCGTCGGTCAGGTCGACCGGCTCGGCGAAGGTAAACGTCACCGGCTCATATGAAGACGCGCCGATTGCCGCCGGGTCAACGCTGGCCGATGTGCCCAGGGCGGTCCCGCTCGGAGCCCCTGAACTGTCAGCCTCAAGGGTGATAAATATTTTTTTGCCGCTCGCAATTGTGCCCTTGCGTTTCAGCATAAGGGTCACGGTTTTTACCTGCCTGCCGCCGTCCTGGGTAAATGCCGCGGCCAGCTTCACGTTGTCCGTTGCGCCGGTGCGCAGGGGTATGTCGTTTGTCCCCACAACGAACTGACCATAACCCATCTCGACCGCCGGGGAACTCTGCAGTTTAATCGTATTGCTTATGCCACTGCCCTGGGCCTCCGCGCTCAAAATGCATGTTGCGCGGCCGATCATGTCCTGTACGCCCACGTCAGGCCCTTTGTATGAGGCGGATCTCACATCCGCGGCGATGAGACTGCTTTTCTGCGTCAGACCGTGTATGTCAAGCATGTAGTCCCTCCTGGTTAATTCTTTATTCCTTATTCGTCAGGCTCTGTGGGGTTGATCAGGCTGCCCTGTCTCCCGCCATCTCTGCCGGACCTGCTCTTTGCCTCTACTGCATTCCCGGCGCGGATAATCCGCTGAGCGTCCGGGTCTGGCAGGTCGTCATATGTTTTGCCGTGCTCCAGCAGCCGCCCGCCCGGCCCGAAAATGTCTGCTGTCATTTTTATCTTCATGTTGTCCTCTCAGTCATGGGGCGGGTTTCCCCGCCCCATTTGCCCGAAATGTTGTTACTGTCCTGTTGTGAGCGCGTCCTTCATGGCCGCGAAAGACGCCGCGTGCCTGACGCCCAGATCAACCATGACGTGTATAGTGACCTTGATCTGTCCCTTGTCTGCCAGGGTGTACGGGTCGACCGTTACCTCGATTACGCCGAACTCGCCGATGATGAGATCTGCCCAGTTGCCGAAGATGATCGCGGAGCATATGCTCGTTGAGCTCCCCTTCGTGAGCGTCGACGGCACCTGCATGGTTGCGCCTGCGCGGTAACCGTTTACCTCGCCGAAGCCGTCCGTGGCCTGGCCCTTCTGCCAGATCTCCAACCCGGTGTTTGTGAATTTCGCGGTGGTTTTGAGTATGCCGCGCACCTTCGGGTTAGTGAGGTATCCGAGAGAGCCGAAATCGGCGTTGCCGGCTGCGATTTTTGATTCCAGCGCGACCATATGCGCCCAGGTCGGCAGCGCGCCGTCTGTCCCGCCCACAACTGCCCCGATATTGCTCGTGTTGAGGATGCCGGTCGGCTGGTTATTCTGCCCGGTGCCGTTGATGGCGGCATTGTCGATGCCGATAGCCGCGGTGTCCATGAGGTCCTGACGCACCATCGCCTCCACGTCCAGCGACGACTGAGTGAGCAGCTGCCGGCTGAACGAAGTAGTGGCCTGCGCGGTTTTGGGGGAGATGATCAGCTGATCAAACGTCGCGTCGCCTGCTGTTACACCGCTTTCCGGATTCTCGCCTACCCAGTAGAGTGTGCCTGTGCCGGTCTTGCGCGGAAACGCCACATTGCCGCTCAGGCCCGAGAGCACCTGCGCGCCCATCTGGCGGACGAGCATGCGGTTGCGGAGCACGTCTATCAGCTCCTGCAGCTCGGTGGCCACGGTCGCGCCGCCCTCAGACGAGGCTGTAGACAGCACGTTCCTCGGGCCGCCCAGGCGCAGCGGGATGAATACGCCGTTTGTGGTCCTCTTCAGCTGCCTGCCTATCTCGTCCGAAACCTCCATTTCAAACCCCGAGCGGATTTTGTCCACGGAGTTTACAATCGCGCGCGCTACAGAATACTGCGACTGTTCGCGCTGCGACATAAACACGTCTATCGGCTGCGCCGCGGCCGCGCCCATCTTTTTCTCAAGGATCTGCCCCTTGAAATCTGACACGCTCATGCCGCTGCTGATGGCGTCAAGCGCGCTGTCCTCGCAGTTGTATTTTTTCGCGAGGCCTTTTATCTCCTCAATGCGCTCCTGGTTGGCCTGCGCAAGCACTTTCGCCTGCGCCTCTGCCGCTGCTTTTGCTGCGCATACGGGGCACGCGCCGGCTTCGTCCAGCACAGCGCCGCAATGTTTGCATTTGTTCATGCTGTTACCCTCCTTGGGTTTGTTGCCGGCGGCGTTATCGCCCACGGCGATTTGTATTGTGTCAACAGTCCCGGCCGCCCTCAGGGGAGCCGGAACATTCTTAAAACCGGAAAGGTTGAATTTACTGCAGGCTGCCATCTCCGCCGCTTCGGTCACCTCGTCGCAAAAACCCTTCTCCAGCGCCTCGTATGCCGTCAACCAGGTCTCGGCCGACATAATGTCTGCAATTTCCTCGTCGGACAAACCGGTTTTCGCTCGGTATGAGGCGATGATCGACAATTTAATTTTGTCCAGGGCCTCAGCCGCCTTGCGCATGTCCTCCGCGCTGCCCTGGGCCATCATCCACGGATCGTGGATCATAAGCATAGAGTTAGCCGGCATGATGATTTTGTTGTTGGGCTTGGTGTCGCTCTTCACGCCTGCCATGGCTATAACGCTCGCAATGGATGCAGCCAGACCGTCAATGTAAACCTCAATAGTCGCCTTGTGCATTACCAGCGCGTTATATATTGCGTTGCCCTCAAACACACTGCCGCCCGGCGAATTAATGCGCAGCGTGATTTTATTGAGATCGCCCAGGGCCTTCAGGTCCTCAACAAACTGTTTGGCACCTATGCCTTCGTCCCAAAAGTCGCGGCCGATCTCCTCGTAAATCAATATCTCCGCCTCGCCCGGCATGGCCATGTTGCGCATGCTGTAAAAAGGCCGGGGATTCCCCTGCGGGGCGGGACCGTTAAAAATCACAGGAAACGTATTATTATAATATGCCATCAAAATGCCCTCCCTCGTTGTGGAGAATTATTGTCATTATTATCGTCGTCGTCCTTGTCGGGCTCGGGTCCGGGACCGGATGTTTCTGCAGGCAAATCAGCCGACAATCCCTTTTCTGTAAGCAACGCGTCTTCCTCTGCGAGCTCGTCCACAATGTCCTCAAAGTCGTTGCCCTTTTCCGCGCATATGCGGGTACGAGAGGTGACCTTCAAGCCCAGCTCTTTCTCCCGCGTCTGGATGTCTTTCAGCGGATCAACCCAATCCCACGTGCGCGGCTGCCAGCGCGGGTCCAGCAGGTTGTCTATCCTGCTGAAGCTATATTGCAGCTGCCCGGTCAGGATCGCCATCTCGATGATTTCCGGGAAAATAGCGTCCAGGAGGTTTTCGATGAACCACCACTGTATCAACCTCCAGTTGTCGCGCTCCTCCAGCAGCCCTGAGCGCAGGGATGAGAAATTAACGCCTTCCAGGTCCCCGGCGAGTGAGTTGTAGCTGCAGCCTATGCCTGCGGCGATCCCGCGCAGCATCGCCTTTTCAAAAGAGGGGAATTCGCCGTTGGGGTAGGCGGGGTCAAACCCGGTAAAGTCAACGCCATACGGCAGCTCTTCCAGCGCGCCCGGCTCTACCTCGTCCAGCAGCAGATTCGGGTCCGGCAGGGGGACGCCCTCGGCGTCCAGCATTTCGCCTGGGTATGTGGCGTCCTCGACCGTTTTTTTATAAAAGCCCATTTTAGAGGCGCCGAAGCGGGCGTTTACTACCGCCGCCTCTTCATATGCGCCCAGCTGCCGCAGGCGGATAATCGCCGTATGCGCCCACGGCACACCGCGCGACTGAGACGGCCTGTCCTTGATAAAAATATGTATTATGTCCTCTGCAGGAACTACAACATACCGTTGCGGTTTGAACGTGGAATTCAGCGCGCCGGGGTGGTTTGCGAGTAAATAGTAATTGACCGGCCTGCCCCAGGCGTTAAACTCGATGCCCATTTTTATCTCATTCCCGTTCGGCAGAGCCCTGTTCAGGTTCACGTCCAAATGATCGCATTCGAGCAGCTGCAGGGAATATCTGAAGGCGTTGTCATAGCCGCGCACCTTGCGGATTATGACCTCTCCGTCACGCGCTATAGTAGTAAGAGCAGTGCGGCAGAGCTCCTTGAGAGACTGCGTACAGGTAACCGAAGCGTTTTGTTTCTTGCAGTATTTTCTGTAAACGCGCTCAACGGCCTGATTCAGCGCCTTGTCGAGCTTGCCGTCCGCAGTCCGCACCTTAGACTGCATGCCTATGCCCTGCGCGCCGATCACGTTAGTTTGCAGTTTGCGCAGGAAATTTTTCATGTGGTCATTACTCTGCTCAAGGTCGCGGCTGCGTTCCCGCATCCGAGACAGGGACCAGCGCAACACCGCGTCAGCCGTCAGGTTGTTTGTCAACCAGTCGGCCGTCATGCGCGACTGTTTGGCGGCCGCATAATTCCGCGCCTGCCTGGCCGGGGCTTTCCTCACGCTAAAGTTGTAGCCGAATAGTTTCATTTAAAGATCACCAGCCTTTTATTGCCTATCCCGCAGCCCGCCTTTATGCGTTCAACACGCAACTCGTTGCGGTAGAGTTTTTCATAATGAGTAATAGCGTCGATCAGCTGTTTGTGTGTCATGCTTTTCAGCCGCCGGCTGCCTGAGCCCGTGTTGATCTCGTATTCCTCGTCTGTCTCAGTTGCCCTGCCCTCAAAGGCTGTGCGCAGCAGGTCAAGCGTGCGTTTTACGTGTGAGCGGCCATCGTGCGCGGTCGCGAGGGAAATGAGGCTGGCCTGCAGCGTCAGGCTGCCCGAGTCGACGAGTTTTTTCACGCCCGTGGCCGTGACAAACGCCTGGTAAAATATCGCACCCTCTGTCCAGCTCGTCGTGTCCGCGCTTATCAGGTAATCATCGCCGTCGGCAGTGGCCGCGACCTCTATCGCTGCAACGGCTGCCGAGGCCTTAAAATAGTATTTCAGCGTATACGCGCTCGCGGGATAGGCAGACAGGCTTTTTTTAAAAGTGAGGATCTCGCCCTTCGTCACTGTGAGAGGTATTATTGTCGCTGTCTCAGCCATTCAAGCCTCCCATCCCGGTAAGGGTTGAGGCGGGGGTTAACTCCCGCCTCGCAAAATAGAGGGGTACGCAAATCATCAAAAGGATTTTGGCTTAACTTTTCGGGGTTGTATAGGCGCCATTGTCCGGCATTGTCAGGCATTGTCATTTTATTTGTAAAAAAATTAAAATAATTGCGGGAAAATACTTGACTAACGTAACCGCAAATATGGTACATACAAAACAACGGTGCGGATGGAGACGATTGGAGTCTGAATAATGTAATAACAGGTGGAGCTGGCGCAATTGGCTGGAAAATAACTGGGAGTGAACAACTAGGCACGGAAATTAGAGAGCTTTGCACAATTATATAAAGACTAGGTCCGCCGCCCCTAAAGGAGGGATTAATGAAGGAAAAGACAATAACACTCGAAGTTGACGAAACCCTGTACGGCGAGTTCGCGCTGTTGGCGGACTCGGCCGGGCAGACGATCGAAGCGTGGGCGCTCGACACGCTCATAGCGCGCTGGGAGGCGGATAACATATGATCCCGCGCCCCGTCGAAATCCTCGATGAGGTCGGACATCTGTATCCCGACGCCTGGAAAATTATTGATCTCTGCCGAAGCGGCAGGGGCGAGAAACTGCCCGACTGGCCGCAGTGGTGCTTTTGCCCTGCGGCGGCGGCTTGTGAGATCGTCGCGCTCAAGGCCGGCACGCGCGACCTAATGCGCCACATCGAGGTGATGCCGCATATTGCGTATATATCAGCTCTTGCGGCATGGCGCGTGACAAAAGGGATATATCATTTCGACAAAACACTTCAGGACGCGCTCGTTTCTACTCCGCTTGAGGGCGACATCCCGCACCAGGTTCTTTTTCGCCTGCCGGAATGGTGCGTATATATCGAAACGCCCGGGGTGATGTATATAGACTCTCAGCTATTCGGTTTTTTCGCTCACCTGGAAAGCGATGCGAAAACCGGGCGCATAGAGCTGCGCCTGCTTACTGACACGGCAAAGGGTCTGTTTCCGATCCCCCTGCACTTGGGGGCATGGAGCCTCACGGAATCCGTCCAGCGGTATTTCGACGAGTGCTACAAGTGCGGAATGCCGCAGGATGTCTTGCATGTGGAAACTTCGCGCAACATGGCAGGGCTCGTCTCCCCGCTCGTGTCCCTGCTGCTCTATCTCTGCTCGCAAAATGCCGAGATCGGAGACGGCAGCCGGGCCCCTCACAACCCCGAGCCAAAAAAGACCAAACGGGGAACACGGATATTCCAGGCCGACCAGCCGACCGTGTGGGACGTGGGCGTGCGGATCGGCGCCGCGATCCGCCGGGCGCAGGAAAGTGAACGGGAGCCATCACAGGCAGAGCCGGGGCATCACGCGACGCCGCGGCCGCACATCAGACGCTCGCACTGGCATAGTTTTTGGACAGGCCCCAGGGCACAGGCTGATATGCGAAAGATTGAACTGAAATGGTTGCCGCCTATCCCGGTCAACCTGGAGGATCTCGACGGCTTGCCGGCCACGGTCAGGAGGGTCAAGGCGTAGCGATGTCCGCGCCCTCGAAAAAGAAGAGAAGCAAAGGCAAAAAAAGAAAAACAAACCGTAGGGGCGGGATCTCCCCGCCCAAAAACATGGGAAGAAAATAAAATATAGGAGGTCGTATGTTACGGCTAATCGAAACAATTTCACAGTCTGCAGACAGCGCGCGCCGCAAATTCAGCCGCAGCGAACAATGCATGCTGCTGGATATTTATAATAGCACGGCCCTCAACCCTGGCTTTCTCGGAGACGGATTAACCCGTCAGGTAGAGGACAGTTTTGATCTCTACCCCGGCAGGTACGAGGGCAGATGGAGCGTGGACAAAACCGCCATGCTCGAAAAAATCCGCGCTTTATCGCAGTATGAGGCGGCGTGGATAGAAATATGGGCCGTTGCGCTTGGCTCGATCCAGGAGGGTGTCGAAGACGCGTTTGAGAAATATATAACCGGCAAGCTCAGCCTCGGCAGCGCGTTGCTCGATTATTTGCAAACTCTCCAGGATGCAGCCAAAAAACTGGAGGAGTCACGCAGCGTCGCTAAAATCCAGCTCGTATCTGAGGCCCGTGCAGAGATAGAGCGCGTAATAGGAAGGTTGGCGGGCTGATGGGGAATACTATTAAATGTCCCAAATGCGGAGAAATAATCGACGTCGCCGAGATCGCCGAGAAAACGCATGCAGAGTTCTCGGCCAGGGGCGGGCAAAAAAGCCGCCGCACACTGACGCCCGAACAGGCCCGCGCTATGGTTCAGGCGCGGGTAAAAAAGAAGAAGCCACAATAAAAGAAGGGGGCCGCGGTTGCCGCGGTCCCCTTCTTTTATTTTATGTATTTTGTAACTCGTATTTCCGTGACCCCCCCTTGGTTCATATGCAGGAACACTTCGCCCGTGAATTTCTGCCCCATATCTGGGAGCCTGGCAAGCACGGCTGCAAGATCCTTTTTCCAGACCGGCAAGTCAAACAGCTCAAGATTGCCTTGTTCGTCCGCGACCATTAAAAACCTCCATGCTGTACTGCTGCCTCCTCGGCTATCCGTGGTAGCTCTCGCCGCTGCGAGTTGACCTGTCTAGCCTACAACATGTGAGGTCCCGAATTTTGGTCAACCAGCGCGCCGGATGGCCAAAAAGAGCGGACAATAAGAGATTATAACCGATCCGGCCGTAAAAATTAATAGCCGCGTACCCAGCCGCCCGATGTCCGCCGCTGGGGGCGCCGCTGGGCGGCGGCAGGCGTTGTGGTGGGGGTAGGGGCAGGGGCCGCCGTGCCGGCGGCGTCTGCGGAGATTTCGCCCGTAAACTCATACTCGGTAAAATATTTATGCACCGAGGAGGCAACAACCATCAGGCCCTTGCCGTTGCGCGAGGGGTTGTGCCCTACAAGCAGGCCCTCGGCAATATAGCGGCGCACGGTGCGCTCGTCGCGGCGTATCAGCTCCGCAACCTCGGATAGTAATAACAAATGTTTGTCCCTGTATTTGCCTGAGCAAAGCGGGCAATTGCATTTATACTCAGCCTCAGAGGGCAATATATTTACCTCCATCCGTTCATCCAGCCGCGGCCTCGGCCGCGGGCGATCACTGTCCTGTTTATACGCTGTTTCATCGGCCTGGGGGCCTGTGCGCTCTCCGGCGGCGGGTTGTCGGCAGTTGCCTGCGCGGCCGAGGCTGCCTGGGGCAGGGGCGGTGTAGCCGGCGGCATAGAGGCCTTTTTCTTGGCCAGCGCGGTGATGAGCTGCGTGAAATTGGGTTTCAATATGCGCACTGCGGCCAGGGCCAGCACGTTCACGTCCAGCGCCTCGTTACGGTCCCTGATTTGCACATATTTACGTTTAATGCGTGAGCCTATTTTTTGCCGCTCAGATTTTTCCGCGACCAGCTGACGGAAATACTCCTCGTCGCAGGCCTCGTTAAAATGCAAATAATACGCGCAAATCTCCACGGGCTTGTCGGTCAGGGGTAAAAATACCTCTGTCTCTATCGCCGCCTGCCTGGCCCTGTTGAGCCGGGCAAAAAGGGTGTCCTTTGCTGTGTCCGTGCCGATAAAAAAATCGACCTTGCCCGAGAGCCCGCCCTTTTGCCGCTTGGCGCGCTCGAAAATGGGTTTCCCTGGGAATTGGCTGCCCTTGCTGCAGAAAACCTTTTCCCGCCTGTGTTTGCGGCAATAGTCATAGACCTGCTGACTAAAATGCCCGCCGGAATCGATCAGGGTTATGGCCGCCCGCATGGGCGCGCCCGATTCGTGCCAGTAGGTGCGCCGGCGCAGCTCCGTCAGTTTGTCCCAGGTCGCCGCCTGATCAGGCACACCGTCTATAACCTCATAGTCTATAGTCCAGCTCTCCTCGTTAAAGCCGTGCGCTTTAATCTCCGCCTCAAGACGATCGTCCTGCACGTCTACCGTACAGGTCAGGACGAGCCCGGCCATGGGCACGGTTATACCGTACCCCTCCCGGCGATTGTACAACTGAGCATTGTCAATAGCGGGTTGCTCCTCATCGTCCCATACCTCGGCCGCGCGCGTGTTCTTCCAGACCTTCATTGCAAGCATGTCCATGTTTTTCCGGGCGTCCAGGTATTCCTGCCAGAGTTCGCGCCATGACAGGAACCCCAGCGGAGAGTACCACGACGGCAGATGATATCCGCGCGTTCTGTGTCCGGGGTTGTACTCCACCCACTCTCCGTTGCCGAGCATGTAGGTTTTATGGTGCTCTGCAATCAGCTCATTGCAAGAGCTGCAGCGGTAATATACCTCTCCTGTCAGTTCAAAATCGTCGGCATCGTATACAAACCCGTCCTGGACGAGTTCCTGTTTGTGTCCGCAAAACGGGCAGGGCACATGATAATGCCGCTGGTCCGAATTCTCATAATCAGCGTCAATGCGGCTGACGCCTTTGATTGTAGGCGTCGACATTTCAAGCACCTTTTTATCGTCCCCGAAGGCGTCGGTGCGTTTAATGGCGATCAGGCAGGTGTCGCCTTCGCTGTCCAGGTCGGGCTCGTATGCGTCCACCTCGTCCAGGATTAGCTTTTTTATGCTCACATTGCGCAGGCTGGCCGCGCTGTTCGCGCCGGAGATTATCAGCGACCCGCCCGGGAATTCCTTGAAGAGCACCGTGTTGCCGCTGTCGCGCTCACGCGCTTCCGGAATGCGCTCTGCCAGCTCGGGCGTTTGCAATATAGTGTTTTTTACTTTTGTCTTGCTGTGCCGCTTTGCAATATCAATTGTGGGTAGTAGTATCATCATCGGGGCAGGGTCTATGTGCACCGTGTAGCCGAACATATTATTGCCGCCCTCTGTCAGGCCCAGCTGAGTGCCTTTTTTTACGACAACGCGCGTAACCGGGCTCGACGCGCTCAGACAGTCCATTATTTCGCGCAAATACGGCACACGCGAAGTCCTCCATCTGCCCGGCTCTTTTGCGCCGCCTTCTTTGGGTATGATGCGGTATTTATCAGCCCAGGCGGAAACCGTGAGGTCCTCCGTGGGCTTCATGCCGGCGAGGAATGCGGCTCTATATGTTTCAGCTGCTGTCACAGTGTTACTTGCCTTCCGTTAGCTCCAGGTATAGCTGCAGTGTATGCGCCGCTTTTTTAATGTCTGTGCGGCCGCCCTTGCTCTCTTCCCGTGCCAGATAGGCGACAGCCGTGCCCTTGGCATACCCCTTGAGCTCGGCCGGGGATAACCATTTTGCCAGGACCTCCCAGGGCTGATATGCGCCCATCTTTTTGTAGTGGTCCCCGCCCTCCTGGACGTTCAAAGCAGAGGCCTGTGCGTTTTTCTTCATATCGTCGCTCCTTATATTTTTATTTCGGCCGGCAGCAACTCATAAAACCGGGCGAGGAAGGCATTGCGGGCCACTGCGGGCGGCATGGGGTCGATCACGATAGGCAGGGGCTCTAACCCTTCCGTGCTCTGCCATACATGTCTGTCAGCGCCCAGCAGATCGCGTTGCTCTGTGCGCAATAAAACGAGGTCGGCATGTTTCACTACAGCGGGCATCGGCTGCGTTAGGCGAAAACGCCTGAAGACCGCGGCTTCAACACCTACTTCTAAAAGGCGATAGTCTGGGAGCAGGGCCTTCAGCGGCCGCGATACATCACCGATATATGCTTCTGCCGCGTCATGCAGCAGGCCGTATAATGCACACTCCTCAGGCACGACACGGCTCACGAGGGTTGCATGCTGCGCTACGCTGTAGAAAACACGGGTGTGACCGGTATACCGGCAAATATTCGAGAGCGCATGCGCGATGTCGTCTATATTGATATCGCTGGGCTCAGGGGTCTCCAGGTTAAAATATTGGCCGCTTGCAGTGATAATAGTCTGTGCCATTACGCCTCCGTGGTAAGGGTTTCAAGGGCCTGATGCAGCTCTGCATGCAGCATCTCCTTGATTTTATGTGTATCGGTTTCAGCGGCTAACAGCGCGGAGATCCGGGACGGTATGTTTTCAATCGCGTCCCTCACGGTCCGGCCCTGCTCAAATGCCGTCCGCCGCACTTCAGCCGCGTCTATAAATTGTTCACGCGCCCGCCCGAGCTCAAATTCCGCGCGCTCTGTTTTCGCCCGCTGTTCGCGCCGCTCCAGCTGATCAAGCTCAAACCCGGCGTCTCCCTTTTTCTTGTTTATCGCCGCGGCCTGGCCCTCATACACGCCGAGGATTACATCCGCAAGCCGCCAAAGACCGCGACGGTCGGGGCTCACCCACTGCCGCTCCGTATGCCACAGCTGCACCGCGCGTTCGGTCACGCCGTACAATGCCGCAACCTCGGGCGTGGTCAGGTAAATCTGCCCGAGATCGACCGCTGGGATCAGATCCTGCTGATCACCGAATTGCATATTTGTTTCTGTGCCGCTCATGAATTCCCCTTATTTTTTTGCGCTCTGCAGCCTGTCTTGTATCGCCGGATGCTTTACCAAATGCCCCCATAACTCGACATCGGCATCAGTGAGTTCGCTGTTTACGCACAGCCTATGTATTGCGAGCCAAAGCTGACGAATCATTGCATCCGTAATTTCTCTATTTGACGCGCTCATTATTCCCCTCTAATGCCTGCAGTATCCGCCTCTTCAATGGCTTTGGCCTTGCATTTAGCCGAGCACACGACTATACATTTGCCAATGCCCTCTTCCTCTAAAATTCCATAGCTGCCATACCATGACCAATTTTCATTCCATGCCGCAAACGTCGCATTTATATATACGCTTAGACATTATCTAATCTCTCTTTCCCTTTCAGTCTTTGCCCGGACATTCCGGGATATGCTGCATAGATGCTGTAGAATTATTGTTCGGCGTAATCTGTACCGGCCACTCTTCATCATCCGTCATTTCGGCGTGCAGCGGCACGTTATAAACTGCAAAATTATCGTTGCATATATCGGCCATGCACCTATCCGGGTTATTCTGCGCTGTATTGACTATCCCCAATAAAACGCCGAACAAGTCACTACAGGCGGACTCCGGTTTACCCTCGTTCAGTTTATGCGGGTCATCGTCATGCCAGTGTCCACAATCGTTACACCAATATCCCATAGTTCCTCCTCGCCGCTGAGTTCCGGCATTAAATGAATTAATGACTGCCATACCTGCCTCGCCGCCTAAGCCTACTCTGATAGGCACCCATACGAGTGTCTAAGCGCACGCAATAAAGGCATATACCCTGATCATAGAGAGGCGAACGTTTGGTCAAAACACCCTTGCAAGTAATGCAAATCTCGCATTTAACGTCGCGCTCAAGCGGACGGGAGTTTGCCCCGTCCTTTTTCGCTATGTCTTGGCTTTCTTTCATCCCTTACCTCCGCCGCTTATCTTTGCGTTGGGCTCTTCTCAGCCGAGCCAAATCGCCCATGCTGCGCCAGTTCATAGTTGGCAGCCATTCCTCGCCCTGAAACGGCGTATCGGGCCATACGTCAATCAACTCTCCATCCGGAGAAATGAAATGATCGATGTAATCCAACTCACCACAATCGTAAAAGAAAGTCACCTTCCATCCATCGCGGGCCAACATCTCCACATCGCCGCACCAATCTTCGGAATCACCGGGCTGGTTTTCTGGTGGGTTGGCGCTCTCCGCAATTTCAAGCAGAAAAAACTGGTCGTATTTGCCCCCGCCCAACCCTGCGTTCAACCCGGACGCTGCCTGTGCGGTCGGTTCATTCGTCATCTCTCGGTTCCTTTCCGGTGGGCACAAGGGCCCAACCCATCCGGCGGTTGCCTCCGTTACGCGTTATGCGCCGAGCCAGCAATCAGCTATTGTCAGCAGCAGAATAAGCAGCAGTGAGCCGACAAAAATCAGCGGCCATGCCCTGTTTATGCGCGTTTTTATTGAGTAGCCGACCAGTCCGTACACGATCAAACCTCAGGTAACAGCGCGGCCAGGGAATGCACGACCGCGCGGAAAATATAGTCTTTCGCCTGCTGCTCGATCGGCAGCTCAGCAAAGGGCACCATGCAGGGGTGTTCGCGCCGCGCCTCGTTCTTTTCGCTGCCGAATGTCCAGCCTCTCAAACGCTTGTCGTTTAGCCAGTTCTCGTGTGAGTTCTTAGGGCCGGCCGTGGGATTGACGAGATGAAATATCACCCCGTTGAGCATGCTCTTCTTTGTCTGTGCCGGGGCCTCGCCCCATTCAGGCCCTGGCTCTTCACCTATCGCCTGCCTGTACGCGCGATTAACCTCGTGCGCCATGCGCGCCATTTGCTCAATCGTGATGATCAGCTTTTTCGTGTGCGGCTCAGGGCGGTCAGCAGGGCGGACGGATGTAACGCAATACTCAGCTATGCCGCAGTTCTCTGTCGTTTCGCAGCTGCTATGTTTGCATGTAACAGCGCCCTTGCAGGCGGCAATTCTAAATGCAGGCGTACAATCCACGCCCAGATTGTCGCACGGGAAATCGTCGGTGATGAGGCACGAACACTCGCCGGGATAAATGAGACCGTCATAGCCATGACTTATAAGCCACTCAGTCAGTATGCCCTTAACATCCATTAGATTCCTCCTGTTTATCGAGCATGCATGACGGGCAAAGCGTCCCGTCGTCGGTTACAGTCATGGTCTCCTGATCGCCGAGATCGTCTCCTGGCCTGCCGCATATGTCGCATGTGAGCTCGTCCTGGTTTTCGTCGTCTCTCGCGTTGCCGATTATTTTCTCCACGTCAAAGGCCTCAATAAATGCCTTAGACATTTTCCCGCGCAGGTCCTGAGCGGGAATCGCCTCGATAATGTCGGCTTTTCGGGGATCTTTCCCCTCAGCGGAATCCAATAAAATCTTCGAAGAAGTCATAACATCCAGTCCCAACTCCTTCAGTAGCTCCAGCAGCTGCGGCTTTTGCCTGGCCTTCAGATATTCCTCGTCAATCACCGTCTCATTCCCGAGGTCCACGCCCGCCTCTGCCAGCATGAGTGTAAGCGCCTGGTCGGACGTCTCGGGCACTGCTGCCGCCAAGGCGGCGCCGATGACCGTGTCCAGCAGCTCTTCAGGGATAGACATAACTGCAAAATAATACCGGCTGCCGTCATAGTCGTACTCAGGCATGGGCTTGTGATATATCCCTATAACAGCCCTCAGCTCAGCCGAGGAATTGCCGTAAAGGGTTAACAGGTGATGAATACAGAGGCGTTTCTGCAGGGTAGGGGACGCCTGGATGCGTTCGGGCAAAACCCTGTTCAGGAAACGGCGGCGCGCCTCCTGAACTTTATAGCGGTTATTGTCGCTTGCAGGCGTGTCGCTGTCGTTGTCGCTGTCACCTGCATTGGAATTGTTCATTTTGTTAAAGCATTTTTTGTTCAGGCATATTTCGCCGAAATCGACCCGCTTGCCGCCGTCATGGTTTTTGCCCTCGGCTACATAATAGGCGTGGTTTTCCTTGCATTCCATGCATTCGGTTTTATATCGCCGCGGGCGCATGGCAGGATAGTCGTCCGTCTCGGCTATACGCAGCATGTTACCGCGTCCGCCATACGCATAGCGCAACTCGTCGATAGTTTTCTGCCCGGCCCCGCTGTAGGAGATGATTTTAAAACCCTCGTTCCGACGCGCGGCGATAATGTCCTGATAATAGTCACGAGTCTTTGCAAAATAGCAGCCGCGGTCCATGCACTGCCCCGATTTTTTCAGCTCAGGGAAAAGCGCGGTCTGATTCGATGAGAGATAAGCGCACTTTTGACAGGTCGACGTGTCAAAAACAGCGTCCTGTATGTCAGAGCTGAAGTTCCGCATGCGGCTCTGCGCGTCGCGGACCGTCATGTCCTGACTCATGAGCATTTTGAGAAATTCTTTCTGTTCGCTCAGATGTTTAAGCCGCGTGATCAAGAGCGCATGCCCGATCGACAGCTCCCCTGAGCCGATTTTTTCCTGCGCGGCCTCGGGTAATAATGTCAGTTTTATCCGCCGTAAAACATAATCAGCCGATTTATCCAATTTCGCGGCGAGCGTTTCAACAGTATGTTTGCCTTTTTCGATTAGCTCAGCAAAGCCCCAGCCCTCCTCAAGAGGGTTCGGGTCTTCGCGCTGCGTATTTTCAATTACCTGGATCTCCAGAGCGTCCACGTCTGACAGCTCCCTGATCATCGCAGGTATATTTTTCAGCTCAGCCCTCTGAGCTGCGAGGTATCGCCTGCGGCCTGCAACCAAAAAATACTGCATCTGGCCGCGTAATTCGGGCGGGGAGATAATAGGGCCGGAGGGCCGTACCAGGACCGGCTGAATAACGCCCTTTGACCGCACCGATGCGGTCAATTCATCCATGCCTGACTCGCTCACCGTTTTGCGGTAGTTCTGGCCTATCTTGATCTGTGACATGTTCAAGAGCCGGAATTCAGCGTCTACCGAGACCGGGGCCTCTGCTGAAGCCGCCGCCTGGTCGTCGTCGGCTGTCGTTTTTTTCTGTCCTGTGGGCGGCTTTTTCTTCACGTCTTTTGTTTTTTTGTCTCCGCTTGCCGTTTTCTTGCCTGTTGTTTTGCCTGTTGTTTTGCTCTGCTTTTCTTCAGTTGCCTTTTCCTTCTTTGTCGCCATCCCTCTATTCTCCCTTGACGCTATTTTACTGCCCGTCCGGGCAGGCTAACCGCTGCTTTTCCCCCTTCCGGACCCCGCGGGGCATGCAAACCGATGCTGATCCCCTTGCGGGTCCCGAGGGGCATGCGAACCGAACCCTCAAAAATTTTTTCTGACGCTAGACCGTTTTTGCGCGTCGGGGTGGCCCGCATGGTGTGCCCCCCGGGGAAGGACCCATAAAAACTACTCCCCATAATGAACGCGACCCTTTCCGACTGCGTATTGTATTGCCTGAGCAACCTCTGCTCGGGCGCGCTCATTCATGCGTGTTTCTAGTTTTTTGAATATAGTTGCCCTTATCATGCCCGGCACGGACGGACCGCGCAAGCCCTTAACAGGGAAACGAGACTTACCCTTTCGCTGCCATATGGCATCAATCCCATTCATTCGAGCCCTGAATGCATGTTTAAGGGGTTTCATCCCTGTGCCCTTCTTTACCTGTATTTTTACAATGCGCTTTTTACCATCACCAGTTGTTTTAAATACAGATAACAGCAGGGGCTTTCCGTTAATGATAATCTCAGCTCTTAACCATCGCATGTTTGCTTTTTTAATTGTCACGCGGCTTTTGATGGCTGAGCTTTTAGCCGTAAACTCTTCACGCACTCCCTGGGCGAGGAGCGCTCTACCGGCAACTGCCCCTCTATTTATTCCGAGGGCCGTAGCCCTCATCACCGCAAACTGCAAGCCGCGATCCCCGAGTATTTCGGGGGGATCGATTTTTATAGTCATTTTCATTGCGTCACCTCACCTCCACTCGTTTCCCGGCTGCTAGGGCGGCAAGTCCTTCCCTGATTGCAGGGTCTGCCATGTTATGATCGGGTCGTTCGTCTTTCTTTAATTGAGCCTCTTGACGTTTAGCTTCGCGTTCTGCTTTGCGTTCGTGGTACGACTTGTAGTCCGGCCCTGGATACGCCGCTGCGCTACAAAGGTAAGCGTCGGGGTTTTTAATCGAGGATGCCTTCAGCTGCCCGGCGGCGATTTGCTGGCAGGCATAGTCCACATTCCTTATAGGGAGGTTCCTTTGCAGCGGCTTCCCGAACAGTCGTTCTGCAACGCGGAAAATATGCTCGCTCTCATTCTCTGCGCCGGGGGACGCGAAGAGAGAGGTTGCTGTTGCTGATGCTGATGTTGTTTCTGCTACTGTGGTCGATAGGGGTATAGCTGCGGCCATAGAAAAATCAAGACCGTGAGCCGCATAAAACTCCTGTATCTCAGACAAGAGAGCCTGAGGATGCTCTTTTTTCTTGCCTGTGTCCTTGTCTCTGTTTGTGCGCGCCAGAAACGGCGCGTGATATGCTAGAAAGTCAAAAACAATAGGGGAGGGCTTGAATTGCCGAATGTGGCTTATGACGCCCTTGAGCTGCTTTGAGTTTAGCGGCTTGTCGCCGCACTGATGTCTGAGCATCGACTTGACCCATATCAGGGTCGTTTCCGTGTCGAATTTTATAAAATAATGTTGCTTTGCATGTGTGGAATGGGTATCAATACCCGTATGCATACCCCTATCAATAGGGGTATCGGAAAGTTCAGCCAAGGCGGCAGTAAGCATTGCCGGTTCCCAGTTGAGCTCGTTTAAGGGGATGTATGGGCGCATATAAAACAGTCCGGTGAAATGACTGTCAGGGTTGGTTATGAGGAACATTAAGAGCAGCTTAGCCTCGTTCGACAAGGCGCGCACATCAGGATCGTTCCAAAATGCTGCATCAATGGTTTTATACATGCCAGCAGCCTCCTGGCGGTGTTAGCAAATTGCCAACAAATTGCCGTTTATTGACGTTTTTTGCCGGTTTGTGGTATGCTGAATGTCGCCGAAGATGCTTGATATTGTTGCATTTTGGGGGATCGTTCAACGGCAGGACTGCAGACTCTGACTCTGCCTATAGAGGTTCGAATCCTCTTCCCCCAGCCAATATAAGTGAGAAGTAAGAACTAAGAAGTAAGAAGTGAGAGACAAGAAGTTAGAAGCAGGGAATGGCAAGTTTTGTTCTTTTGGTTATTTTATTTGTCTTTTCTTCCGACTTCTTACTTCCCATTTTGCGCTTGTTTTTTTGGTCCCATCGTCTAGAGGCCTAGGACATAGCCCTCTCAAGGCTAAGACACGGGTTCGACTCCCGTTGGGACTACCAAATTCAGATAAGTCTGTCAGCGAAATATATCCGGAATGGATATCGGAAACTTAAGCCCAAAGGCGCCCGTTGAGGCGTCTTTGGTTTATTCAGACTGCTTCTTCTTCAGGATGCTGAGTCCCTTTATCTTCTCTTTGGCCTTGTCGGCCTGTTCCTTGATGCTGTCGGCCTTATCCGCAAAGACCGTAAGGGTCTTGTCCAGCGCTGTCTGGGCGTCATTCTGCATATCGCGTATGGGCGCCCCTCCGTCAGAGAGTACGGAGAATAATACAAAGAACGACCAGAACATTATCAGGTATTTCAGGGCTGTCAGCAT